AAAGGTCGCGTTGGTACTGCTGTACTTGGTCTGAACCGGGTCGAACGTATCGCCAAAAACTCTCTTAAAGTCGCTGTTCTGATAGTAAGCCGGCACGGTGGTCGCAAAGTCTGGGAGAGTCCAATTCACCCCATCGTAAAAAATCGGACTATTCTGCTGGCTATAATTCCGAGCCTTGGCAACCAGGTACAGCTGCTGCGTGTGCATCCGAATGACATCATAAGTCAAAGCCGGAATCGCATTGCCCTCAAGGTCTAGTTCACGAGTCAGGTCTAGTTCAGCATCCTGCCGGGCCAGAAACTTTTCGCGGAAGTTGTCTTCCAGAATCCCGACCGTGACCATCCACCCTGGCTGATCGCAGGTGCGCTCTTCCGAGTAAATCGCAAAGTTGATGAAGCCAGAGAAGATGTAGTTGGTTCCGTTGATGTTGACATCTGATAGGATTTCAAATGTCAGCGGCTCGTTGATATAATGCTGGTCAAAATAGCTTTTCAGAATTTTTGCCGTACTGCCGATGAACTGAATCTCGGTGCTGAATGCCTGGTCGATGCCGTGGCCCTCGAGCCGCTTGGCCGAAAACTCGATTTTATCGAACCCTATCGGCTCATCGATTTGAACGCCACCCAGAAAGAATTGCCAGCTTGCCATGTGTCAAATTTAGGTAAAAAAAAACCGAAGCATTGCTCCGGCCTTTTCGCTCTTCATGATTACCTTACTATAATGATCGCTCAAAACTAACCATTTCTGGTGTTGAGTATCTTCGTGCTTCTTCTTGGGGTCCGTATGAATTTCTCGAATCCGCGCTCATTCAACTCCAGAGCGTGAACCGGAAGGTTAGCAAGCAGTCCTTTGATTTCCTTGAGTTCAGTTGCCATGCCGGAAGAGTACGCATCTGTGCGGTTGGCATAGTAGCTGCCCATCATCCTTTCGGTAATGTCGGCCGGCAGGATGTGAGACCGCTCTTTGAAGTCCACCAGACTCGCAGTGCCAGGAGTAAGGTAGGTCTTCCCCGACTCGGTGACCACAAGTTCGCGGCCCTCCTCACCGACTATCGCCTTACCCTTGTGGGCCTTGCCTCTAGTACCTTTCGCAAACTCCGGCACCGGCTGCGCCAGAATGAAACCGGTCTGCGCTGCTGCAATCGCGGCAACTATCGCGGCCAGAGGTGGTGCGGTGACTGAATACTTGACAATCTGGGGTGCCGATTGAAACAGCACGTTGGCAACGGCATTGACCTGGTCGGCTCTGAATTGCTTGGTCTTGATCTCCTTCTCCGCTTGCCTCTTCTTCTCGTTCAACTCCATTACCTTCTGCTCATTGTCACCGGCCAGTCGGATTTCCTCATCGTACTGCTTCTGAATCCGACTCAGCTGGGCATCCAGCCCTTGATTGTATAGATTGATAAATCCGTTAAAAAGGGTTTGAGCAAGTTCGATGGATTTTTCAAAAGCTTGCTGTTTTAATTCCTCGGCCTTTTTAGTGTCTTCAACAGCTTGGTCTCTCAAGGCTTTCTGTTCAGCCTCATATTGCTTAGATGCATCAAGCATCCGGTCAACACCAGCCTTGTGCAGGTCTTGAATTTCTTTATCTGAATTTTCTTTTTGCTTTGCTAAAATTTCCGACCCGGTTTTAATCTGCATAAATTCCTGCGACTGAGCCACACGATAATCTTGGACGGCCTTATCCCGGAGTGCCTTCTTTAACTCGACCTCTTGAGCCAAAATGCCGATGCCTTTATTGCTGTATTCAAGGGTAAGATTGTATACCTCCTCAGCATACCTGCGTTCAGCCGCCATTTCAGATGACTTGTCTTTTCGTAATTGGGCTTCAATTTTTTGCTGTTGTCTCATTAGGTCAAGTAATTTTAACTCTTCCTCATAAGATTTTTTTGCTTGCGCTTGTGCAGCCACCGCTGCATTTTCTTCGGCAGCTTTTGCGGCTACTTGAGCATCGGCTCTGCGTTTAAGTTCAGCAACTGCCGCTTCGTTTGAGGCTTTAAATTGAGCCTCTGTTTTTTTTGCAGCATCCAACTGTTTTTTTGCGGCCTCCATTTGTAATTGCGCTTGTCGGGTAAAACCAGAGCCTTTCTCATCTTGCATCTTGGCCCTGCTTTTTTGAAATGCCAACTCTTGAGCGCGATAATTTTTCTCGGCTTCTTTTGTTTCGGCTGCTAAAATTTCTAAACGCCTTGCAGTATTGGAAACTAGATTTTTTAAGCCTTGATCGCTGACTTTTTTAAAAAACTCAGTGTAATCATTGAAGGCTTTTCCTTGAAATTCATTCAACGCAGCCTCTTCGCCTTGAAAAAGGTCTTTTAACTTTCCAAGAAAAATAGCGGTTACCTGAATTGCTTTCTGATATACCGGAGCCAATCTCTGGCCGATGTTGTTGAGTAATTGCTCCCAGGCATCACCAAGGTTGGATATACTACCTTCCAGAGTCGCACTGGTTTTACTCATCGCACCAGAAACTCCAGCAACATCCCCCAAGCCAACAATGTAGTTGCGTATTGAATCGTTTGTAAAATCGACCTGAGTCTTTACTCCCTTAAAAGTAAAGCTGACTTTATCACCTTCTTTTTGCGCCCGTATTCCAAATTCTTTTAACCGTTCAAATTCTCCGACTTGAGCATCAATGAGTGCTTCGCTTAATTGGTCGAATGATTTACCAGTGCTTGCCGCCAAATCACCTAACGCGATAATTTGTTTGTTTGTAGGCTGAAATCCCTGGTTGGCTAGTTTTACAAAAGCCGCTGTCAATTCGTCCACCGAAAATGGTGTTTTAGCAGCTAGTTCCTGAATGCGGACCAAAGCCCCTTGAGCAGCACTATTACTGCCCAATGTATTCTCAAGGATAGCGGCAAACTTTTGAAATTTTCCGGCAACATCAAGCGTTGCCTTTCCAAATTCTAATACTTTTTGAACTGAAAAAGCAGCAACGATAGCAGTCCCAGCAGTCTGAGCAATGGACCCTAAACTACCCATCGAACTACCAACGCCTTTTACGGCAGTAGATCCTTCCTTACCGGTTTTTCCAAGTTCTTCTCGCAGTCTTTTAGACTCGAGTATTGCTTTTCTCTCCTCATCAGTCAGGTCTTGAAAGCTACCGATGGCCTTGGCAATGGAGCCATCATCGATTACATACTTGACCGCAATGGTATTACTTGATAAATTAGCCATGGCTTTGCTGGGCTTTCTTGCGTTGCGCCTCTAGCCAGTGATCGTAGGCTAGATAGTAGGTGTAGGCTGATTGAGAGACAAGTCTCTCAATGTCGATTCCAACTCCTTCTGCAAAGATAAGGTTCTCGCGGTATCTGCGTCGAGCAAGTCCGAACTGCCGAGAGTAGAAAGATAACTCCCCAGCAGCAGCGCGAGGTTTGCCTCCCCGTTTATCATTGCGAAAAAGTCTTGGGAAATCCTGCGCAATTCGGCTCCACCCGGCAGAAATTTCGCGTTGGGGCTTGTCAAAAAAAAAGCAGGGAGATCCTGGTTCCGCATCCAGTTGGCGATTTTAGTGGCCGCATACTGGTAATCGTAGCCAAACGGGTTTTCGCGCTCGTCGAAGTAATAAATGCTGGATAATTTCAATTCGATGGCCGGACTGGTCGCGATGTCCAGCTTCTCAGAGGTCAGTGCCGCAACCTTGCCGATCTCAATGAGGCTCGATTCTGCCGACCGCTTCCGGTCCACGGTCAGCTTATAAATGCTGGTGAGAGCAGCACGGAGCAGGTCCGGGTTTAGCCGGTACTCGACCTCTTCAAACACGGCTTTGGCTGCGTGCATCCGCTCAATCGGCAGCTTGATGGTGTCATTCCAGCAGAAGTAGTTGACATCGCCCGACTTGAATGCCCAGACGATGCTATCCCAGTGCTTGCGGTACTCAGGATTGGAGTATTGCTTCTCCGGGTCTATGGCTTCAGCAGCCGGGTCAGGCGCAGGAATAGGTGGTTTGCGCCTAAAGAAATCAAGGAATCGCATAGAGAGTAATCACAGACGAGAAAGACGATGCCAATGTGCAGCCAGCTGCCGGAGCAGTAGATGCACTCACCGAGAGGCTTTGCGATATTTTCGGGGAGGCTTTTTAGCCATCGCAAGTACCAGATTCCAATCGGGTGATGATCCAGGCAGTAGTCGATGAACAAGGACAGCGCAGCCGTCATCAGTGACAATAGGCACAATGAGGCAGCACCCTCTACGCTTGCCACCGCAACTAGTAGTATATTCATCAGTAAGGTGTCGCAATGGTGTCATTGAATGCGTTTATAATGGCATCGGTGGTGTCGCTCCCGGTAGTCTGCTCCACGTGGAACGTGACGCAAGAATAGACCTTGGCATCCTTGGCCGTGAACTCAATCGGCTGGAGCAGCAACGGGTCGAAGAACTGGAGAGTGAACGGTCCTCCGTAGGGGTTTAAGAATGCTTCCGGCAACTCATCCACCGCATTGAACTCGACCACTCCCGAGGTAATCGGCAGCCCGGGAATGATGGCAACGTGATTGCGGCCGTTGACCAGTCGCAGATTGATTGTCTCTCCGGTGTAGGCTGGCGGCACGGTCACGAACACCACCTGAGCGCAACTGATGACCAGGTCGCAGAGTGGGTAGCAGGAGGAGCAGTCATTGCATGCCATAACGCAAAAGTAAGAAACTAATCGAATCCATCAACCCCGAATTTGGAGAGGTTGTAATCGGCAGCAATGTCGCGGAAGTTGGTGAAGATGAAGTAGCGGTAGGCATCCAGAGCATGCGACTTGTCCGGGTTCTTCTTCTTCCAGGGGTCGAGGCTGACAATGCGGTCGACCTTCGCCTCTTTAAAGTCGCTGATGAGGTCACCGTAGGCCATGCCGGTTGGCGTGTAGGCCAGCTGCTTCGGCACACCGCAGTAGGGCTTGCTGATTCGGACCACGCATTTCTGAAACACCAGGTCGCTGATGACCTTGGTTGCAAAGTGGCTCGGTGCCGAGGCCATCACCTGAAGCTGCTCGGTTGCGATGTTCAGCTGGGTGCTGATAATCTGGTAAGCACTCTGATTACCGTGGGTCAAAGCCGAGCGACTCCGGCCGGCCGGGTCTCCGTTGATGATGTAGCGCAGGCCCGGATACTCCATCCGCACCGTCTGGCAGAGTTGCACCAGGTCACCGATGCGGTAGCATTTCAGCACGTTGATGTGCGCGAGGGTTGCGTGTTTCTCAGTGTTGCGGATGAACTGGAATAGCACGCAGGTGTTGGTCACGTTGAAGTCGAAGCTGAGGTAGAGTTCGTAATCCGGGTGAGCCTTGATCTCGCCATCCACCACGTGGCGTTTCTCGTCAAAGTGCTGGCAGAAGAGCGACTCCCGATCCCACACTCCCCACTGGCCGAGAGCGTAGATCTGGTGCATAGTTGGATTGATGACCTCGAGGGCTTCCATCCGTGCCACGTACTCGGCATCCAGCTTGTCGATGTTGTCCTGGTACGTGCCGTGAATGTCCAGCACCGAGTCGGCCTCCATCTTGTGACGCTCATCGAAGAACACACGCTTGATCCAGTGGCTGTCGCTGATCGGGTTGAAGGTGACGAAGAATCGCTTCTTGCTGACACTCTTACCCCGGAGACGGAGCGTGATTTGAGTCCAGTCATCAAAGCTGAGTTCGGTGGCCTCCTCTACCCAGATGTACTTGGCTTGGGCCAGCGACTTGAGTTTCTCCGGGTTGTCGCAGCCGATGAACACGATGCGGTTGGTGCCGCACTGAATCTCGAGCATCGCGGCCTTGGCGTGAATCCATTTCTCCAGCCCCCAATCGGTGACCTTGTTTTTGAAATCCGCGAAGACCGAGTTTCGGATAGTAGTCGCGACTTTGCGGACCACGAAAAAAGTCTGGTTCTGGTTGGTCTGTGTGTCGAAGATTTCGGAGAGAAAAAACTGGATCATGGTCTGGCTCTTCCCGGAGCCGGCCGAACCCCACAGCAGGTTGTAGGTTCTGGGATTGGTAATGCCCGGCAAGTACCGGGCCGTCCAGAGGCGGTGGTCGGAAAGGTCAAGTGACGGCATCACTCGACCGGCTTGGGCCGGATTACGGTGTTGACATTGACCTCACCGGTCAGGTCCACGCTGACGGCCGACTTGCCGTAGGCCCGGTCGAGGAGCAGTTCAGCAGCCCTGACATCGCCCCGGAGAGCCTTACTGCGCAGGGCATCGAGGATTGCCTCGGCAGCGGTCTTGCCGTTCTTCTCGTCCGACAGCACGTTGGCGAGCAGTTCCCGGAGTTCAGGAATCTTTTTTGGCCGGCCGTTTGGGTTGGCTGTTTCGCCCTTATCAGGTCGGTAAAGTCGGCCACCGTTGCGCCCTTTGTTTGTCAGACTACCCACGATGTATAAACGATGTTACAACGGCAAAGTTAGCAGTGCCGTGTTATGTTTTCTTGCGATTGTTGCTGAAACCTATCGCGCTTTCTTTTTGGCCTTCTTTTTGGCCTTTTCAGCGACCGACAAGGCGATGGCAACGGCTTGCTTCTGCGGCTTTCCTGATTTCATCTCGCTGGATATGTTTTTCGAGATGGTTTTTTGTGAATACCCTTTTTTTAGCATGAGCCAAAGATAGTCAGTTCTGGGGAAACTCCGGCAAGGTCAGGTAATCGATGACCTCGATGGCCTTTTTTATGTCCTCCACGAATATGATGTCATTGTAGCCGGCACCATGCTTCTGGACACAGACGATCTCCGGGCAGTTGCAACTGGGGAAGATCGCGTAGCCCTGGTAGTCGGTCATATCCGCGAAAGTTGGAAGTGCATAAAGTCGGGCCTCGATGTCCAGTCGGCACCGCAGTCGAATCCGTTGGAGCGGAAGCAGGAAAGGAATCCGGGAGAGAAGGGCTTCAGACCACGGGCAACGATTTGCGCCCGGGTCAGGCCCAGAGGATTGTTAGCGGCATTCATGTCGATAGCAACTCCCCAGGAGTGCAGGCTCGGGCTAGACTTTCCGCGCACATTGCGGATGTTGAAGCAGCCATCCCAGGTCAGCAGTTCCGAAACATGGCCGGATTGAATGAGGGCTTGAAAAGCAGCCGTGAGTGGCTGTATCAGGTCTCGGTTGCAGTAGATTTTTTTCGGGATTACTCCGATTTCGAGTGCCGATGGTACATCCCAGAGAGTCAGGAATGGGTTGTCCTGGGCAGGTGGTCCGTATTTTCGTAGGCAATCTTTCGCGGTTATCATAAATTTGAATTATGAGAATAGTAATCGCTGCACTGGTGCTGGTAGTCGCAATTAACTACTGGCTGGATTTTCGGGAGTCAAGCAAAAGTGAGATAAACTTACAAAGACAGACTCGCCTAAACAGAATCCAACAAGATTCTTTGTATAGTGATAAATTTGATAGTACAAGGCACCGGCTGGATTCAGTCGATTTGAAGCTGGAGAGACTTGCCCGTGCCTCAATCTATCTCGATTCATGTCAACAAGCCAGAACAGCCAAAGCAGACAGAGCAGAGCGAAGAGGCCGGTTCGTAGGCGGTCTCCTGAGAGGGCTTTTTCCTGGCTTATGAAAACCTACGCCTACACCGCGACAACCGTAATTCTGGTCGGGCTTTTGGTCGGTGTAGGCTGGCTGTATTACAGCAACCGCATCCAGCACACCGACTCAATCCTAATGTTTATAATTGCGCAAATTCTAGGGGTATGGGTAGGATTGACTAATAAGATTTTCCGCATCCAGAACCAGACTCCTGATAAACCCACCTCACCGCCCTGATGGACACCCATTCCTTCACCCTCCT